CGGCTGTCAAATATTCTGTCGTAGCCAAAGTCGAGTCAAATCTAATATCGGATAAACTAGTCGGAAACATATCACGAAAGTTTACTGCAAATATCGGTCTGTTAATAGAACTTAAAATTTGGAGAGTACCATCAGAATACAAATTTAACTGACTATAATCTCTAATAGGTCCTTCTTTTTGAAGATCATATACTTGATCTAAACTTTCTGGATATCCAATTCCTCTCATCCAATTTTGAATTTCTCTATAATTTTCAAGATTTTCATCAATTAAAAATCTTAAATTTAAATCATTGAATTCCATCATATCCCCAACAACAGGAATATTCTTTAAATAATTTGGTTGATTGGCAACACCTAATGAAATTCCAGGAACATTTACTGAATTTCCAAAGTATGTAACTTTTGGTGCTTTTTGAATAGAAAATTTAAATCCACTTGCCTGGAGAAAATTTCTATCACTTATTTGACTTGATAGAGTTTTAGACATTATAAGTTTTTTAGATATTTATCTGAAGACATAAAAAAAGGAGACCCGAAGGTCTCCTTTAAAATATATGAGTATAACTCACATAAGATTTTTGACTGCAACACGTCTGTAGTAACGGTTGGAGTTAACACGAAGTCTGCCAAGACCCTGAGTGGTTCCTTCAGCGAAAGGATTAGCAACAAGACCATAACGGGTCTTAAAGCCGATTTTTGGCTGGAAGGTGTTCTCACCAACGGCACGAACCATTTGGAGAGGAACATAAGGACAGTAGAACAGACCTGCGTCATAAGGTGAAGAACCCTTATAACCAACAACATAGTACTGGTTACCTCCAGATGCGTTAGCAGCTGTCAGGTTTGCAGAATATGGATCGATGTAAACTCTGAACTTACCATTAATGGTTCCAGCAAAAGTATTGCCGGTGTCATCAACGTTCAGGTTTGCATTCAGTGCTGGAGTATAGTCAAGGATACCAGCCATGGTCAGTGCTGAAGCAACGTCTGCAGAACACAGAACCATGTTACCCTTTCCTCTACGAGTTCTTTGTGCGATTGCGTTCGCATCACGCTCGATTTGGAACAGAAGTCCTTTGAACTTCTCAACAGACCAACGACCGTTGGAGTCGATATCCAGGTCAAATACACCCGCAGTTGCAGTGTTAGAAACAGCACCTTGCTCAGCAACCTTATAGATGGTTCTGATAACTTCTCTGTTGATCTCAGCAAGAATCTCAGTGGAGAGAATGTTAGCAAGTTCTGCTTCTGCATTCAGACCGTGAATTGCCTTCAGGTCTTGTGCAAGCTCGAGGCTGTATTCAGCTTTCAGTGCTCTGGACTTCGCAGTTACAGTAACTTTCTCGATCGAGAAAGCCATCTGATTGAACTGATCACCAGCAGTGTTGCCAAGGTTCTCAGCATCACCAGTGACCATACCTTCACCGACATTATAGCCAGTTGAAGATGCAGTACCAACAGGGTTCAGAACTGAAGGATTAGTACCAGACTGTGAAGTTGTACCCAGACCAGCATTACCATCTGCAAATCCAGCGGTAAGATTGAATCCGTCATCCTGACCAGAGAATGCGGTATCTGCTTCGTTGAACAGTGCTTCTGTACCAGACTGGTTTTCATATCTGGAACGCATTGCGAAGATCAGTCCAGTAGGACCGTTCATTGGCTGAACACCTGCCAGGTCATATGCAACCAGGTTAGGCATTGCACGTCTGATCAGAGAGATCAGAACGGGATCGAAACCTGCAACAGGACCAGCAGCTGCAGCACTACCACTGAAACCACCAGATGCACCAGCAGCGTTAGCTGCATTGGTTGGGGTTTCCATCAGGTTGATACCCTGACTAAATGCTTGCTCCTCGCGGAGGAATTTTTCTTGGTTTTCCAGCAGGACAGCGGTTACTGCTCTTCTGTGGGAATCTTTGATAGGATCAAGACCCTCATAGTCGAGAAGTGGACTCCACTTTTCCTGCAGATGTTCTGATTGAAACATTTGCTTTTACCTATTAGTTAGTGACTTGTTTGAATGAATGTTAAATTCACTTTTTGAATGCACCCAAAGTTCTGAGATATGCATCCATGCTACCAGTAACAGGAGCAGGAGTTGAATCAACTCCCTCAGAAAGGGTTTGTGGTGCTTCAGACTTAGTAGTAGAAGTTCTGGAGAAATATGATTCCTTCAGAGTCTCCAACTTCTCACGATATTCTTCTTCACTTTCAAACTCAACACTTTCGGCAAGTGAAGCGAGCTTCTCTTTCTGAGTGATCGCAAGACCTTCAGAAACTTCATCTAAGATTCCATCAGCAACTGACTCTGCCAGACGCTTATTAAGGAAAATATTTTTGTCAATTTGCTCGTTGAGTTTTGTCTCCATATCATCAAGTTTTTCTACCATACTCTCAAGTACATCATATTTATCTTCAGGGATTGTTACATAATGTTCTTCAAAAAGACCTTTCATTCCTGAAAGGAATGATTCGGTCATTTCAGTCTTGAGGCCATGTTCGATTGCCAACTCATTCTCGGTCATCCACTCTTCGCAGACATACTCAAGATATGAGTCAACTCTTTCAATAAGAGATTCTTTCATCTCTTCTTTAGCTTCTTCCAGTTCTTGTTCGTACTGGATTTCCAGGGTTTCCTGGATTTCTTTGATTTTTGAGGTTAATGCGGCTTCAAAGATGACTCTTGCCTTTTCTTTGAATTCTTCGGAAAGATCTTCTCCACCAAGAAGAGCATCAACATCTTCTTCGATGTCAATACCATCTTCTAATTCATCCTCTTCAACAATCTCTTCCTCTTCAAGAACTTCTTCTTCCTGAGATTCGATTTCTTCTTTAGCCATACTCTTCATTGGTTCTGCAGCTTTAGCATTCCTATTCACAACATCTTTAACTGTTGCAATTTTAGGCTCTTTAAATTTAGCAGAATCATTATCAGGCTTGTAGTTCTCAGGTGTAGGACCTCCCAAATCTTCATAAGAAGTTGAAAGACCTTCTCCAGGATTGGAAAGATGCTGCATTGGCTCAGCAGATTTTGCGTTCGCGTTCACAGCAGTTTTAGATTGCTCCATTTCTTGTAAATCTCCACGAGACATTTGAAAGTACTCCGATTAACCTTTTATAATCTATATTTATTTATAAATTGTATAATTCAATAATAATTAAAGATTATTTAAGAAGTCATTAAACAGGTTTAATTTTTGCTCATCAAGCTGTTTTTGTGTCACTAATGTGTTAATGGTCTTATAAGTTTTTCTAGCTTGTTGTTCTCTAAGAATTCCACCATCCCAAATCCACTCTTTTCCTTCCATGATACCTTCAACAAAAGCATCTGGTGCAGAAGGATCAGCAACAATATCAGCAGCTGTAGCTAACATGAAGTCTTCACCAACAATTGAATAACCTTCTTGACTCTTAATTAATGAACCAACACCTCTTGAAGAAACTCCAAGTTTGACACCTTCACTAATTAAAGATTTTGCAATCTTACCCATTGGTGTTTCTAAGAGTTTAGCCTTACCAATAAAATTATTTCCACTTTCTGTTAAAGAAATAATTTTATGACTTACTCTATCAAGATTAACTGTTGGTCCTTCAGGATGACCAAGTTCACCAAGAGCTCTTCCAGCTTTAACATGATTTTCATTATATCTAGAAACCTCTTTTCTCAAGGTTTCCATCTGATACATTCTACCATTTCGATTACAAATGTTTCCTTGAAGGAAGATTCCCTCAATAAACATTGATTTTTTACCGTTTTTTTCCTCAACGATAAAATCAACTGTTTCGATTTCTTCTCTAATGAGTTTCATTTTTCTATCAGGAATCTTGTACTTGTTGAATAAATGCGGTTCCAGTACCACTGTTAGTTTTGACTGCAACTTTAATTGATTTTCTAAGTTCTGCATATACTGGATTAAATGCAGTTACGATACCGCTTGAATCATAATCAATTGTTGCTCTAGTATTAAAGTAACCAGATCTATCCGAAGTGGTATCAACATTAGTAACAATTTGATGAGTGAAATCATAGTAAGATTGGCCGTTTACAGTCAAACTTACCGCATCCCCAATATCGAATGGACAACCTGTTCCTTCGGGAAAATTAACTATTGTAGTTGAACCAGTTGTAACACCAACTACTCTTTGTGAGGAAGTTGGTCCAATAGTAATTTTCTCTGTTTCACTTATAGATACATAAAAATCTTCATTTGTTGCGACTGGATCAGTACCAATAGCAACATAAACACCAGCACCTTCAGCAACTACTCTGAGTACATCAGATTTTTGCAATATAGCGGATGATTTAGAAGAAGTTCCACTTGTACTAATTAC